TCTTTACATACAATACTCTTTTGGAAAAGGAGAAAAAATAATGGCATTTAAAAAAGTTGGTGATACGATGCAGACTGAAAAAGCCTATTGTAGTTGCGGGGGTGAACTTTTAGAAGGTGTTTGTACTGCTTGTGGAAAAGAGTATTCTAAAACTAAACCAGCTATTCCAACAGACTTATTAAAGAAAAAAGAAGAAAAAAATAAAAATTAATCTATCTCGTTGAAAAAATCGTTAGTTAAACACTCTTAGCAATTTAGTTATACAATTACTCCTATGAATGTCTTATTCATAGGAGTTTTTTATGTTCTTTAAAACTGCTAATGTTCCTATCGTAGCTGTCTATCAATCCTCTGGAAAGTTTACAAAGTGTGCTGCAAAATATGCAGATGTTACGAATGAAGAAGAAAAAGCAGTACAGAGATCTATAAATCTTATTTCTCCACATATATTAAACGCCGTTTCTAAAGTATATAATTTATCTGACGATATAAACGATTATTTTTTCCCAGTCTATCGGTCAGTTACAGCAAATATCCCAAATTCAAACGCTGATTATTTTAGTTCTGATGAATTACAGAGGTTTTCCAAAAGTCACAAGTGTTTAGTGTTTCAAACTTTCAACAGAGCACCTTTTCATATTGAACACGCCAGCGAAGATCCAAAAAGTGCAAGAGGCTACATTGTAGATTCTTATTATATTAATCGTGATGCAAATGATCAACACGTCCTCTGTCTAGTGGGTTTAGATACTACTAAGGATTCTCCATTAGCCGAATCTATTATTTCAGGTGAAAATCCTGGTGCTTCTATGGGATGCTTATGCGAAGCCGTAAAATGTTCGTATTGCGGAAAACTAGCCAAATCAGATAGAGATTTATGTGATCATTTACTTTGGTACAAAATGGCCACACTTGATGGAATATTAGTCTGTGAACACTGTCTTGGAGTGGAATTCCAAGAACTTTCTACTGTTGGTGATCCTGCTGATGAAACAGCAACAGCACAATATATTTTACAACATACAGCAAGAAAAGAAGAGATTAATAAAATAAAAGAGCAATTTAATATACTTTCTCATCTAGTTCCTAAGAAAGATCAAAAAGAAATTGCTAGATATTTTGCTTCTAATGTCAACAAGTTGCCAGAGGCAATGTTACGATTGGCCAACAAAATCTTATAATGTTTATTAATTTGAATTTTAGATCTTAAACAGTTGTTAAACAATTTTGGAATATAAACTTACACTATATGGAAAGGATCATAGCAAATGCTAAGAAAAAAGGTAGCATCCAAAGCAAGAAAGCTTATTAAGGCACAAGAGGAAAAAGAAGCTCCAATACCTAAGATTACTGATGAAGGCCCTACTGGCCTAGGTGAGCCAAAAGCAAAGCCACCCGGCGCTCCAGTAGAGCCTGAAGTAGGTAAGGAAGACGTTGAAGAGGAAGTAAAAGAAGAACTCAAGAAGGAAAAGAAAGAGGAAGCAACCCTCGATACAATCAAAGAAGTTTTAGAAATTATTGTAGAAGCCCTAGAAGATCAAAAGAAAATACTGGAAAAATCTCTATTGGGCAAAACAGAAGAAGAAGAGGACTTTGAAGATTTCAAAGAAGATGAAAAAGAAGACGGTGAAGATGAGTTCACCCCTGAAGAGTTTGGAATAAATCCTGAAGAATTAATTGTTAGTCGGGAGGAAACAATGACTGCAAAGAAAAGACGGCAAAAGCGTAAGGCTAGACTATACAAGCATGCAAAAAAGGCTAAAACTTTGTCAAGACTATACAAGCATGCAAAAAAGGCTAAAACTTTGTCAGAAGAGTTTGAAGAGGATAAGGCTAAGAAGAAGACTTTCAAGCCTAACGCTCCTGCTCCTTCCATCACAAAAGTAAAGAAGGATGAGCTTCCTGTTATGTTTAAATTGGCAGAACTTGCATTAGAATTGAATGATGCTAAAGATAAGTGGACTGTTTTACACACCGCTGATGATGGTTCTGAAAAACCTATTTACGAAATCAACAAGAAAGATCAGGAAGATTTTGCAACAGAAGATTTCGGCAACAAAATCTTTGCAACCATGAAGGAAAAAGGTGTTGGTGTTGCTCTTAAGGCATATGGTGCGGAAGAGTTTAAGAGTGTGGAGAAGAAGAAAGAAGTAGAACCTATTAAAGATGCAGAAGAAAAAAAGACTCTTGGCGACTATAAGCGCCAGTTCAATCGGGCTTTTAGATTAGCTATGTCAGCAATGGACAAGAATCTAGTTCAAAACCCTCTAAAAGGTGCCTTTTATGAAATCCTTACTGGTGTAGGATTAGATGAAAAGACAGCTATGAATGCTATTGAAGCAGCATTTACCAATGGCGCTGTTGATCATATTGAAACAGCGCTAGCACAAACTGATAAATATCTTGAAATGTCTGATGAAGCTTTAGTTGAAACTGAAGCAACCATTGGCGATCTTCGCACGAAAGCTCCTGAATTTGAAGAGTCTGAGGAAATATCTCCTACATTTTCAAGTAAAGCAGAAACAATGAGGAAACGCGCTGCAAAGGCTAATGTTCCTCTTTCAACTGAGACTGCTTCAGATCCCACTGATAAATTTGAAGCCTTAGCTGCTGCTTTACCTAAGCCCAGATTATCTAGCCTTAACAGGATTTAGCCGTTTGATAGGCATGTTTAAATGACTTTGTTTTTTCTAAAGGAGTAAAGAAATGTTAGACAAAAAAAGAGGATATCACTATCACCGTCCGTTTTACGCAGTAGATGACAACGTTAACATTATGGCAGGTATGATTGCCTTTCTGGCAACCAATGCTGCTGGCGCAACCGTTGCTACAACTGCTGCATCTGGTACTGTTCCTATTGGAACTTTCTGGAAGAATCGGTCTGCCAACCGTTGGCGTATGACTGTTGAAAGCGGTACTTTTAGTGCTGCTAACATTGTTCTGTTGTCCAAGGGTAATGTGCGCAGGGCTGCAGCAGTTAGAGTAACCAATGCTGCTGGAACAGTCGTATATACGCAGGGTACTGATTATACTGTAACATTGCCTAATGGTATTGTTACCCGCCTAGCTGGTGGAGCAATTGTCGCTTTAGCTACTGTAGTAATTTCTTATGAGTATGCGGTAGCTGTTGGCCAGGAAACTTGGGACAACGCTTCAACACAGTGGTCGGGTGGAACCAACTATGACAGACAGCCTGATGATACTCTTGGTTCTGGTCGCATTGCTGTAGCCGAAGGAGATGCCCAGCTTTTCACCGATCAGTACGATGTGACTCTGGCATACGCACTAAACGCACCGCTACGGTCCAATGCTCTTAGCCAGTGGTCAAGTGCCGGTGCTGGTGCTGGAATGTCCAGTGTTTGTGGCCGTGTAATTCGAACCCCAACTGCCAACGACCCGTTCTTGGGAGTTGCACAGATTAGAGTAGTTGTGTAATTGAAATAAAACCTTGAAGGAGGATCAAATGAAGCACAATCCGTATGTACAGGCTGCACAGAGCGTATCAAAGGTAAAGACTTTTGATCGCAAAACCGGGGAGCCTTTCAATCCATTGGATGTTGGCCCCAAGGGAAGAAGTGGAAAGCGCTCCGTCTCTGCTTCCAAGATGTTCGACAAGAACGATGAGTTGAATGCTACTAGTAAGCAGGATGCAATGCAGAAGATTTCTGCTCTGATTGACGGTCTTGCCGAAGGAGATTATCAGGTAGAAAGGCGTTCAGCATTTGATGACATGGCACCTGAACAGTCACAGGCCATTCTCAAGGAAGCTTTCTCTGATCCTACTTCTGAAGGATTCCGTCTAGTTGGTCAAGGCTTGCTGAATCCTATCAAGGAAGTCATTGACTATGAAGGTCTTGCTCGTAAGATTTGGGCACCTCGCACAGTCAAGGCCGGTGAAGTGGTAAGATATGACAAAGACCCATTTGTTACGGCGTGGCAGATTGATTTGTTACGGCGTGGCAGATTGCCGAAGATGGCACAACCCCACAGTCAGTAGTAACTGGTTCTTACGTCTATCCATCTGAGTTTGAAATTACCACATACCCCAGCTTGGAAATCAAAGACAAGTTTAGAGCACAGTTTGATATCCTTGCCCGTGTACAGGATCGTGCGCGTCAGGGTATTGAGTACCAGGAAGATTTGGCTGCGATGAACATCCTTGCTGCCGGTGGAAACCAGGCCAACGTGACTACCAACTTTGCTGTTTTGAACTTAGCTGCTCTAGAAAGTATGCGTTATCAGATCGAGCGACATCGCCTGATCTGTGATAAGTTCATCATCCATCGTCAGGAAGTTAGCGATCTGGTGAACGTTGTTGGTCCTGCTGCCGACCCTGTAACTCAGCGTGAATTAATCATGGCCGGTTATCTTGGAACCATCTTAAATGCCATGATCGTAACAACTGCTGGAACAAACACATATGAAATTCTACAGCCCGGTCAGGCCAAAGCTGTAACTTCTCCTGAATATCTTGGTGGAATGCCTATTCGTGTCGAGCTATTCAGCGAGCCCGTAAATGAATTTATGATCGGCAATCCCAGGCAAGGCTGGTTCTACTATGAGCTACTTTCCATGATTCTTATCAACCCTGCCGGTGTTGCACTAGGCCAGCGTCTGTAAGCTGGACATTAGAAAATGAACTGTTCGTATGCTATGATCGGGTTTTCTGATCATAGCATACTTGCATAAACAAGATACAGGAGGAAGATATGTATTTCAATAAGAAAGCAGTGGAAAAAGAACTTGATCTAGCCGCTGAAGAGTTAGAGAGTTTTGGATATGTGGATCTTGCGGATAAAGTTGACTACTATAACGAACGTTTGATGGCTGTTAAATCAAGCAAGGAACTTCCTATCATTCGTCGTGCGTTGAAGAGGATTGAAAGTGAGGCTTCTCGTCGGCAAAGTGGAAAAAAGGAAAGCAAGACTATTGATAAGCGAAAACTAGCTGAGTTGAAGAAAAAGGCGAAGGAACGTAAACTGGCAAAGACCATAAAAGATCGTAAGAAAGTAAAACCCAATGCTCGCACTACTCGTCTAGAAGCCCTCTTAAAGCAACGGGATAAGAAGATTGCCAACGAGGAAAAATCAGTTAGTCTAAAGGAAAAGGTAAAAGCAAGACGCCTTGCCAGGCTCAAGGCTGCGTTGCAGAAAAAAGACAAAAAATAACGCATAGGGATCTTTCACAATTAAAGGCGCGTTCTTCTTGAACGCGCTTTTTTAATGTAGGATAAAATATGATACCGGCAGAATTAATTACCAAAGCAAGAAAAATAATTGAACTAACCAAAGATAAAGCTCTCGTGAACAATAATTATTTTAATCCAATTTTTGCTGATAGATTTGCTGAAAAAGTTCCTGAATTGAAAGAGGCAGGATTTAATTTCTCAAAAACGGAGACAGAATCAGCAGAAGGTACAATTATTTCAGCAAATGTTATAGCTCCAAATGGAGAAGAGTTGGACCTGGGTTCTTTGCTTTTGGACGGTAAAAGGGTAATTGTCCAACGATCTCTCACACTTCCTGATAATTTATTATCTTTTATTGAAGAAGCCCTTCCTGAAGAATTCTAATTATTCAATCATTAGTTAAATCTTTTTAGTATTTTAATGTATTCTATAACATAACGAAACGTGTTGTAATTAACCGAAACGAAAGAGGAGAAAGACCATGACAGACAAGAAAACAAAGAAACCGAAGCGGCTTACCTTGCAATGGCTAATCCAAAATGGTGAGCCTATCTGGGTAAGAAACAAAACAGGAGATCCGGACTCTAAGCATCCCCCTGGGCTTATTAGTATGCAGGTTGGGTGGGGAGATTCTACAGGCAAAGTCGTCATTCCACCTGGGAACGAGCCAGTTTGTATCACAGACCAAGTAGATCCAAATTCCCTTAAATCATGTAGAGATCTATTTGAGTGTATCAGGAAAAACGGTCTAGAATTACTAGATCCAGACAAGGCAGAAGAGTATTATGAGCAGAACGAAGAACGTAGAAAGGCCATGAACGAGAAGATTGATGATTTGTTAAGTGGTAAACAGGAAGCGGTAGAACTTCCTAAAACGGTACAGCAATTGAATGCAGGAAAATTACATCCACAGATTGGTGATATTTGTCAAAAAGCAAGACACAACGCAGCAAATGAACGACAAACACTGGAACGCCTCATAGAACAAGCAAAGGCTTTTGGTGAGGAAGATTTCAGGTATGTAGCAAACAATGGACACTTCAAATCTGTCAAGCGTTGGGCTGAGGAACAATTAGCAAGTGTTCAAAGAAGAAAGTCAGATCCAGTAGAAGCACATGTATCACATCCACAAGGATAGTAGGGAAAGGAACGGTGATGTTGAGTCAAAAATTGAAATCCACGATTCCATCACCGTTCCGCCCTTTTTAGGAGACTAAAATGCCGGGCACAGTAGGTGTAGAGCTAGTTGGAACAGTTACAGTAAGCGCTTCTGGTACAGCATCAATTAATGTAGCAAGATCAAATGTACCGTTCAAAAATCTTACGGTTTCTACTAGGCCAATTCAATCAGACACAAAATACCAATATGATGTTTTTCTAAATGGAGAATTGGCAGAATCCCATAACTATCCAGATGAAGATGATAGAGTTGTCGCACACAGTATGTGGCCCAATATGGTTTGGCCAGCTAATATTGGAACTTTAAGCATTCCAAAATTTTTCGATCCTAGCAGGGAAGATCACATAGGTTTTCCAGTAGTTGTAAGGATTACAAATAACGAAGCAGATCAAAGAGTCTTTGAAATTTATTCATGTTATGAAGAATTTGATACTCCACGGTTTGGAAAATTAACGCAGGAGAGTTAAATGCCTTTACTAAAAATGGCGCAACACCATACATGTCTTAGTCAGCCTTCCTATAGACTTTATACATTTGCTGAAGAACAAAAAAAGAATTGGTATAAGTTCTGGGAAGAGATGGATGGGGATATGGATAAAATCCTGGAGTTTGCCAAGAAAGCAGAAATAGACAATCCTAAAGATTGGTATGAAGAATTACACAAATTTCTGTTCGATCTTTTTGCTGGAGATATTAAATTAGTAAAGAAAGCAGCCAAATCTGACTTCAAAGGTTTCCTAGCACAGGTAGCCGAGAACCACGTAAACGATCCAAAAGATAAATATTGGTATTTTGGCAAGGGCTTAAAACCAAACGATTTTATTAGAGTCGTTGAATACGCAGCACAATTTGAAGATCCTGTAAGATCTATTGCATATATCAATGCTAGAACGCCTGAATATGGAGCCAAACTTTATAATGAATGGCTCTTGTCAAAAGTTATCAAAAAAGAAGAGCTAGTGACC